TATACTGCTGTCTATTGGTAGGCTTCAATAGAAACTTCTCTGTCTTCCCTTGGTATTACTTATGAAATCCAACTTAACATTCTGTAACAATACCCCCCTTATCGATTACTTAGAAATATACATAGTGAATCTAGAATTTTGACCTAATACCCCCCAAATAATATAAGATATATTATGAGATCCTAGTTATATCAATGGTTTTGCTTGCTAGACTACCTTTTTTGTAGATTTTTGCAAGGGCTACGGGTAAAATTTGCAATCGACATATACGTAAACCCCTTCAAATTTTTGTTCCTAATTTTTTTTGGGTAAGGATCTTGCAGCAGCAGGCCAAGGATTCTCCCCCCTAGTGCAATCCTAAGTATATTCTTAGTGTAATCTTAGTGAGTAGAAGTTGTTCTTTCTCCTATAGTGGTCCCTAATAGAAATCCTTGATAAAACCTTGGTCTGATACGTTGCTATTTCTTATTTGTTGAGGGTTCATACCCATAGCAGTTTGAGATATGGTGTTATTGAACATAGAGTTCCAGTTATCAGTGTGTATTGATAGTAATTCTTCTTTTCTTTTAGAGATATTTAGGTCTTCATTTTGAGCCATATAGTCTGTCCAGTAAGCAACTGCACCAGCTAGAGAGTCAACAAGGTCATCATGAACTAGAGAACCCCTGTGACGAGATATTCGTGATAGTTGATAGACAAGTTGAAGCTTTAATCTACGTTCTGGTGTCTCTTGAGGGTTAGAACGGAAGTCTTTTTCTATCACTTTGCGATCAATTATGAGCCTGTGAGAGTTCATTACAGGTTCTAATGTGTCGATTATGCGTAGTTCTTTAGTCTTATTGTTTCTAACATCTTCAACTTGGCATGGGTGGAACCTCATAAGGAAAGGTTTTAACAGTTCAGCGAACATACCACCTCCGAAGTTTTGTTCAACAAGTATTTGATTTATGTTATTGTCTCTGGCAATCTTGCTAATCTTCTCCAGAACGGCATCTGAGTAGCCTCCAGAGAGTCCTAAACACTCTGTGACGTATAAATTACCATTAAGCATCTTAACGCAGCTTATAGCGGTCTGATCTTTACCTTTACCAGAGGGGTCAACAAACATAACTGACCCTGTATATTCTATAAAGTCTCCAAATTCTTGAGCAGGTCGGTAAAATCTATCACCATTGAACCCTACACATTGAAGATCTGTGATGACATATTCGGGATTATTAGACCAAATTATTTTTTCTGGTGCAAATTCTTTATTTACAGAAGCAATTACTAGGTCGTTTATTTTTAATGGGTATCTATCTTGGTCAGATAGAGTTGTATCTAGTTGAAACTGTAGATTGAAGCCAGAACGACCATAGGAAGCTTCACGTTCCATCAAATCCTGTGCTGAGAACCTTATAGGGTCTACAGGATCTTTAGGCTTTACAAGTCCTTCTAGGAGTTCTTTTTGTATTTTAGGAGCAAGTCTATCTCCATAGTTGTTTTTTAGTTCTGGGTATCTAGCTGTCCATATTCTTGTCTCATATCCTCTTTCTTCTAGTGTTAGGTACACAGAGTTTTCTACTTGAGGTGTACCTAGAAAAGTAATCTTTCCATTTGGTTTTAATATCGCTTCAAATTCTTTTACAGCTTCACTAAGTTTGTCTCTCATGGGTTGAGTGAAGGAGTTGTTGGGAACTTCTACGTCATCTGCGATAACTTCATCTGCTCTAGCTCCTGACATCTGCCCTAAGACACCCCTAGAAGAGCATGAGGGAGCATGATCGGCTTGTGCAGGTTTTACATCAAAACTTACCTTACTGTTTCTCTGGTCATCTCTAGGGATCAAATCAGCAAGTATTGGCATCTCATTGATAAGACGCATGGTAAATGTAGTAAAGTTATCAGCTCTATCTTTACTAGCAGATACAACTAAGAACTTTAGTTGTGGATTCATACGAAGTCTCCACACTACATAGGTAGATGTAATCCAACTCTTACCTACACCACGAAATCCTTGTATAATTTTACGTCTTGCACCATATTGTAGATATTCAGCTATGTCTAACTGAACAGGTGTAGGATCTGGTAGGTTTAGATGTCTCCAAGTAACGATTAAGAAATATCTAAAGTCCTGTAGTTTTTTTGGTAAGGGTTGCACTTAACGATTTTTTGTTGAACAAAATTCTGTTGCTTTTACTCTTTCACATTCAAATACATATCTCCATATAGGTTTGATTTTTACAACATCAATTAATTTTGGTAAATACCAATACTTCAAACCATAATCTGTGACAGCACCAACAACGTCACCAGTACTAGGTCTTGCTGATCTCCAAAAATTTATGAAGTGCTGCTCAACTATGCCATTGATACATTGAACACCCATAACAGGAAAGGTAAGTATTAATAAACTCTTTGGTTTCATAACGTGCCAAACATTGTCTATAAACTGACTTGGATAACCATAAGAGTCAATATCAATAACATCAAAGGTTTTCTTGTTGTTTATTAATTCAAATAAATGTTGAAAGCTGTCTCCTGTAGTTTCTTTTGTGCATTTATACAATTTACCTTTTTGTTCATAATGCTTTGAAAGATTGCCTTGCCCTGCAAAAAGTTCAAGAATATCACCATGAATGTATTTATCTAATTTAATTAACTGCTGTATTTTTTCTTGTGGGTGATGGTGACTATCTAAATAATTATTTTGCTTAGATCTTAGACGATCATGTTTTTCTGCGTTTTTTGTTTTTAACTTTTCATTAAAAAGATTGTACTGAAAATTCATAAATCAGCTAAAGGTACAGCATCTAGGTCTGGTAAGTTCTCCATAAGCTCTTGCATTGGGTTACTTTCTATAGGAATACACTCAACACCATTATCTTTTAAAAACTGTCTAGCTACGTTTAAATCCCCTGCCTTTGCTTCGCCACTTTGTATCTTACCTAATAATTCTTTTGCTAAACATAAATGCAAAGTGTTTAAAACTTCTAAGCTTTTATCCATGATTAGTCTTGTTTTTTAAATAATATAATCACTTCTGACCTGTATTGCCAGATAGAAGATACTTTATTTTACCAAAGAAACCTAGTTTTCTAACCTTTTTATATAGTTCCATACCTTTTTCATAGCGATATAGTTTGGTTTCTATCTCTGATATACGCATTATTGCTGAAGTTAAAAGCAAATCCTGTAGCTTGGTGTACTTAACTAGGTCTAAACAATATGCCTTTACAGCTTCATCAGGCATTTGTTCTGTTTCACGTTGTTTGACTTCGATTTCAAACTCGATTTCTGGCGGTGGGTTGCCAACAAGGATTTTAAAAAACTCTTTATGGTTCATATCAGTTCATCTTAGGAAACAACTGTTGCTCCAACATATCAACAGCACGATCATCTAACGTGTTGGTAGTTTGTTTGCAGATAGCTCTAAGGAGATCGACTACTAATCTTTTTACAGCAGTTGTAGTAAAAAACTTTAGTAGTATTGGTTTTAAGATTTTAAGCATAATAATCTTGTGTTACTTTCCAAACATAGCTACATTGCTAGTATTAAACAAGAGTCTTAACTTTTCATGGAAGATCAAGAAGAAAAAGAAGGTACGGATTGGGGTGAACTTTTTGGTCACGCTGTACGATTTATGATTCTTGTTTGGTCATTAGCAATGATGACTCTTGGATACATGGATAAAATCCGTAATGACGGAGCTTTTTTAGCTGGACTCACAAGTGGAGTCTTAGGTTCATATGGTATAAGTGTAAACAAAAAGAAACCTAACAACGCTGCTAAAATAGTAGATAACAAAGACACTAATGTAGGTATCAAATGAAAAAACTATTATTACTAAGTTTGTTTATAGCTGCACCTTGTTACGCAAACGGAGTGCCTAGCTGGACAACTGGTTCTAGTAATAGAACTGAAAATACTACTCAGACAATTACTCGTTCTATAGTTACTGAGAAATATGGGTCTGCTTTAAACACTTATGAAGGTACAAACATAACTGTAACTTCAGCAACTAGCGGTGGTATTACAGCAACAGATGCAATTTTTACACCAACAGATAATACAGCCGAATGGACACTAAGCACTACTACGAGGGCTGCTAGTGCATTAACAGAACAAATTACACAAACAGATGCGATCACGACTACTAGCGTTATCACTTCTTTGTCTGTCTTTAGTCAGTAATAAAGCAAGAGCCGAAGGCGATACAAACGTACAGGCTCAACCTAATGCTGTTGGTAATTCAAGTATTATCAACCAAAATATGAATATTAATAATGGAATGACAGGCAAGCAGCAGTTTGGAAATGTTTTATGTAGTCAGCCTACTATGGCTGTAACTCCTTTCTATACAGGTAATGATGCTCAAGGTGCAGAAACATATAGCATTAATGAAGGTTGGGGAATACAGATGAGTTTTATGATACCTCTGGGAGATAATCAAACTTGTAATGAATTATCAAAAGTAAAGCTAGACCAAGCCAAAGAAGAACTAGACAAGCAAGTACATGATAAGCAGTTAGTTCGTGTTTTGAAGTGCGGACAGCTTCACGCATCAGGATATATGATAAACCCTGCTTCTAAATACGCATACATCTGTAGTGATGTCATTAATATACGAAGTTATGTTAAAAATAA